GAAGTATTAGAAGGTAATGAGTAAGAAAGATGACATTCTTCAAACTCGTAACTTACATCCATTCCTAACTCTTCAAGAGATTGGAACGCAATTTGATGTAAGTAGACAATACATATACAAAGTCTTGAAACAAGCGGGTTTACATACTAGTGCCCCAAAACCGCTAAAATCTACGAGATATTGTGTACAATGTGGTAATAGAACTGCACCCAAGACAAAAACCTGTTCAGATAGGTGTCGATTTCATTTACGTTATATGAGGGTTACTTGTTCCTTTTGCTTATCTGAATTCCACAGAAGGAAAGCTCAATTGAAAAAGAGTTATTATCTCAATTATAAGAATATATATTGTAGTCAAGATTGTTACCAGAGAGGACGGTTAGATAAATATGGTAGATAAAGAGTGTACTAATGAAGAAGTGGCTGATAGTTTCCCTGCTCGTAACCATACCCCATGTCTTAGAGGATGTGGGGCTATTTTTCCTTGGGCGTTATACTGACATTTCCACCTGGATTATGGTATCATGTATATTAGTCCTCGGATTAGGGGTGGGGGCTTTAATGAGAATAGGTAAAGTAAGGAGGTTTTTAGGGCAGTGAATATTGATAATGATTTAATTTCTCAATGGGAACCTAAAGTTCAGCGGATGCTATCAAATACTTTTGTAGTGGGGTGGGACAGAGAAGATTTAGCACAAGAGCTACGTATAGCCATTGTTAAAGCTGCTCAAGGCTTTCAGGAAGATAGGGGAGTACTATTCCATACATATCTACATACAGCTATGGTAAACACTCTTAGAACACTAATTAGTAAGGCTCAACACACAGTTCAACCAGACAGTCTAGATATAGTCTATGAAGGTGCTGATGATGAAAGCCTTATCCCAACTAAGATTCTGCAAGCTTTGTTACAAGAGGAGGAGGGTTTAATAGATGTAGAAATGCAAGAACTTCTCAAACACTATCACTTAACTAACCAGGAACATTTGTTTATAACTCTTCGTTTGGAAGGTATGACTATGGAAGAGATTAGTGAAGATTTGGGAGAATCATCCTATAAAATTCGTACTAGCGTAAGAACAAAATTGAGAGGTTTGTTAGATGAAGAGGAAACGGAAACCCACGGGATTATTCAGGAAAAAACCCTTGACAACTAGCTCAGATGAGTTTAGAGTGATAAGTGTGAATAAGGCCACCAATGAAATATTGGTACGTGGACAGTATACTTCTCTAAGAGAGGCCCAAGAAATAGCAGATGGGTTTAAAACAAATGAAGTAGATGCTTATGTACAAGGCCAACAGAATAGAGTGCTTTATCAAGCATAGTAAAGATAAGGAGTATAGATGGATAATTATGATTTCATAGAGTCTGGTATAATTTTTGCCCTAACTGATAGGGAAGCGTTTAGACAATTTAGATATACATCGAAAGATTTTTCAACTCACTCAGATGCATTTAAATTTCTAACAACATATTTTGATGAGTATGGGCATAGCCCATCTACAGAAACGCTTATTGCAAACTACCCCACGTTAAACGATTCCGCAGCATCCTTAGATATTAAGTATGCGTTGAAAGTTTTCCAAGACCAAGTATTGTTTCGACGGATTGTTAATACTTTCCAATCGAATAAGGGAACTCTACAAGATAATCCCAAACAAGCATTATCTCAGATTAATTCAGAGTTAAATGATATTTCAGTGATTTATGATGATGACGTAGTTTCGTATAATCTAAATCCTGAAATGAGATTTTCGGATTGGGAATTGCGGAAAGAAAAACGAAAGATGGGTGATGGGATTATGGGAGTTCCTACCCCTTTTACTTCATTAAATAGAATGGGTGTAGGATGGATGCCAGGAGAGTTAATAGCATTGTTTGCTAGGCCAACTGTAGGTAAGTCTTGGATGTGTGTGCAAATGGCAGTTACAGCGGTGATGAATGGGTTTAAGACATTGTTAGTATCAACTGAAATGCCAGTAGCACAAATGAATTTGCGAACAGATGTGGTGTTAGGAAATGCGATGGGGTATACACTATCTCATTCAGCGTTAAGAAATGGTGACCCAATTGATGAAAAGGAATACCATAATTTCTTAGGGGCAGTTAAAGAAAAACCATTACTTGTTTGTGACCATATAGAAGGAGAATCTAGTATTTCATTAGAAAGTTTACAGAACCTAATTAGGAAATATACTCCTGATTTGGTAGTAATAGATGGAATTTATCTAGTCACTCATTCAGGAAAGAGTCATAAAGCTATGTGGGAACAAACTCATATGTTGTTTTATGGTTTAAAGAATCTATGCCTATCTACTAATACCCCCATCTTTGTATCAACACAAGCAACAAAAGATGCTTCTGATGTATTTATTCCACCAAGGGCTGACCAAGTAGCATATGGTGATGCAATGCTTCGGGCAGCAGATGTAGCATTGTCTATGTGTATGGTAGAGGGAGAAGATAAATCAAGGATAGCCTACTTTCATAAGTATAGGGATGGTGTACTTCCAGTATCTGCAATGGAATTGCATTGGAATGTAGACAAGGGTGTTATATATGAAGTAGAGGATGATTTTTAATGGCAAGTTGGGCACAGATGTTCCTAGACAGTGATTTTCCTATTCCAGTGGCACAAGACCAATTCTCTATCTTGTGTCCGTTTCATGAAGACAATGTGCAGTCTTGTGCAGTGAATCTAGCTAAAGGGGTATGGATTTGTTTTGCAGGATGTGGACAAGGTAGTTTGTATGGGTTCTTTATGAAATACCTACAGTGTGGTTATGAGGAATTGGAGCAGAAGATAAAACAAGATATAGTGTTATTAGACATAAATATGTTTGATGATTTATTAGAAGTGCAAGAAGATATGCAAGAAGTAGGATTCCCATTTCGTACTGGGTATGTCCCTCCTTGGATATTTGATAGAGGGTTTTCTAAAGAGGCTTTATCTAAATGGGGGGGCGCAATAGATAATTTTGGTAGTTTAGTGTTGCCTGTCCATACAGCAGATGGTATACTAGTAGGGTGGTTAAGTCGTAGACAAAACGTAACTCCTAAGTATCTTTATTCTAAGGGGTTGAAAAAATCTAAAGTCTTATTTGGACAAGATTTAATCAAGGAACCAATAGATTTCGTATGTATTACAGAAGGGTCACTTGATACGATATGGCTTGACCAAAATGGATTTGCTAGTGTAGCTTTGTTAGGGGCACATATGTCACGAACTCAGCAAGAATTAGCATTGAAATTGCCTACAAAAGAGTTGGTATTATGCCTTGACAACGATGACGCAGGGCGTGTAGGATTAGAGAAGGCAATGAATGACTTGATACCGAAATTTATGGTAAGCTATATTCAATTACCGAAGGAGTTTAAAGATGTACAAGAAGTAAGAGATAGAATAGCATTACAAAGTATAATTCAAGAAAGAACATTTTTTTAAATAATATAATAATAAGAAAGGAGAAAGATATATATGAGTGGAATAAGCCGAATTCAAACTAAGCGTGAAACTAGGTACCAGGGTGGACAGGATGACAATCGTATGCCAGGACGGGAACTATTTTTTAAAGATGGTGACCAAGCGTTTATGTCTCCAGTAGCTACAGGAGATGAAGATGATGCTAATCTAGATGAACTGTATCTTTATACATATAGAGATGGAAATCGGTGGATGAATATTCTAGATGACCCTGATGTAGATACCAGTGCTGTACCAGCTGATGCAAGGGCTACCCATAAGTTTGCATTTTGGGCATATGTTCATGAAGTTATTCATGCAGAGGCTCGGAATGATGAATGGGAACCTGTTAGTGGCCCAGGTGGGAGAAAGATGTTTAAGGAAACTGTGAATGACTTTAGGGTAGTAGCTCTAACTTTCGGACGTAGTGACTATATCTGGAACCAACTAGTAGATATTTATAACGATTGGAATGGCTTGGATAAGGGTGTTATTAGGATTAAACGTACTGGTGCTGGTATGCAAGATACTTCATATGCTCTTGCTGCAACCACTAGGAAAGAAGAAATTCCTGAGGAGGCTGATACCGATTCCTTGCCTACGATTAAAGAATACTTTAAAGGACGCTATGGGGGCTTCTCCATGAATGGAAATGGGCATACTGATAATGCAGTAGCATTGGCAGATTCTAAATCGTTGTTCTAAAATGCTCGTAGATACAGATGATAAATATACAGATGTGCTTACACAATTAGAACGCTACAATACTTTAGTAGTAGATGTAGAAACTAATGGGCTAGACCCATTTGGGATAAACCAAATTTGTGGGGTGGGTATTTCCACTTTGGAGGGAGATACCCACTATTTCCCTGTTAGGCATCAGCAAGGCGTTAATCTACCTTATCCGTACATTACTGAACTCCTATCTATATTAGGGCAGATGCAGAGCTTGATTGGATATAACATCAAGTTTGATTTGAAATGGCTACGAGCTTGTGGGTTTATCTATACAGGCAAGGTTCATGATACTATGATTGCCGAGTATATATTGAATGGAGGAGAGAAGGTTCCGTTGTCACTAGCCAAGTGCTGTGAACGATATGCACTGCCACAAAAGAAAACTGGTTTAATCGAAGAATATATGAAAAAAAATGTATCGTTTGAGAGCATACCTTGG